GCCGAGTTCGCCCCGGTCATGATCAGGATGCCGCCCGCGAATTCCTTCGACAGCATCGTGTTGCCCGCATCCCGCGAGCGCGCTGGTTTGACCCGTTCGCGCAGCTCCGGGCTTTCCTCGATCAGCGGATCGATCCGCTGACGCGAGTTGCGTTTCGCCAGTTCCACCGTCGGCTGCACCGCGAGCATCGGCCCCGGCGCATGATGGATGGCAAAGCCGATCCAGTTGTTCCCGGCTTCAGTCGCGCCGACCTGTGCCGCCTTCATGAACACGATGCGCTGGACAGCGGAACTCGGCGACAGCGCATCCATGATCTCGCGCATGTAGGGCGTGCGCGCTGTGCGATAGCGGCCCGGTTCAGCGCTGGCCCGCGATCCCAGCATTCGGTGCGCATCGGCCCATTCCGACACTGTCAGATTGGCATCCGGCCGGAGCCCCCGGCCCCATTCCCGCAATAGGCGATCTGCACCGTCGAAGGCGTCGGTCTCAGCGAAGGTCGATTCGGACCTCGGCGAGGCTGTCGAGTTGGGCACGGACATGGGCTTCCAGAACCTTCTGCATCATGACGGGCTCCAGACTTCCGTGATCCTCGATCATCACCCCCAATTCCGACGCCATCAGAGCCGCCGCCCGTGCGGGCCAGGTCACCCAGGCGTCGCGTTCCTCCCGCGCCAGCCGGAACACCAGTCCCACCGCGCGGTCCCGGTCGATCAACTCGCACTTCAGCTTCGCGAGCTTCAGCTTGCGCTCCTGCGCCTTCAGCACCTCGTTGGCAGTCTTGGCTTGAAGGAAAGTGGTGCCGCCGCCAGTGACTGGGGCGGGCAACCCTTCCTCACGCAGGGTGTCGCCAACCGCCGACAGCGCAGTGTCTGGCACCGGCTTCAGTTTGGGTGCCGGTGGCGGGGCATTCGCTGACGCACCGCGCTGCTTTGCCGGATCCGTCATCGCGGCGCGGTGCACATCGGATGCGGCCGGATCAATCGACCCATCGGCGTGCTGAACCAGCCGCCCGGTATCCTTGGCCTTCTGGATGGCACCCCGCGACAGGCCGACATGGGCGGCATATTGGCGCTCGCTCATCCCCTGCATATCGCACCCCGCATCCTTCATAAAGCAATGATATTGCTTGGAAATGAGTTGATTAGACTCCGCTATGGAGCGATTCTCGGAACAGGAAATCACCCCTGATCGGAGACCAGATCATGACCATCGAGACAAAAGCCAAACCCGCCGCCCCGGAGGCGCTGATCCTCGAGATCGCCACCAGGCACTTCTTCGTCGAGACGCTGGACACCAGGAACAGCGACCAGCTGGATTTCCACGATGTGGCCGTCTGGGCGATGCGCGCCGCCCTTGAGGATGCCTATGAGGCCGGGCGCATCGCCGGTGCCAAGGCCATGCTCGCCACCGCTACCTCCCGCTAAAAGGAACGAACCATGGCCACCACCACCACCATCCGCGTCGACATCGCCACACTGCCAGACCATCTCGACCGCAGCCGCCTGAACAGTGTCGCCGCCAGCATTGAGGAAGCCCTGAAAGACGCAGGGATCAAGGCCGACTGCTCGGACCTTTTCTCGCACCTCAAGATCGAACTGCCGACAGCACAGCTGGCCGCCGCCAGCGCCGTGCTGGCCGACCTGCAGCTGATCTGACGGAGGGCCGCATGAGCACGCGCGCGCAGATCGCCATCGAGATCGGGCCCGGAGAATGGGCGCAGGTCTACGTTCACTACGACGGCTATCCCAGCCACATGCTGCCTGCGCTGGAGCGCTGGAAGCCGGAAGATATCCTCGCCGCCTGCGAAATCCGGCAGGTCCGCGCCGACGAGATCGAGGCCTTCGAGAGCCCCCGCGCCCCGCCAATCCTGCCGCGCCCGGCGCGCCAGTTCTGCCACCTTTATGGATGGCAGGACGGGGCTTGGGCTGAACTCGATCCCGAGACACATGCACCCGAAGGAACCCCCGAATGACCGATCTGTCCCTCAACTGCCTGCCTGAAGGCGAAACCCTCGCCGATCTTGCCCGCCGCGAATGCGCCATCGGGTTCGATCTGCGCTTTTGTCGCAGCGTTGCCGTGTCCGAACATGACCGCGACACCGTCACCTGCGACCCGTCCGAGGCTGAATTCGCCACGCTCTACGCCCTGACCGATCTGGGTGAGGCCATCGCCATCCTTGATGCGAACCTTACCAGCTCCGGTGCTGACGAGGTCGCCGCCGTCGCCCGTGCGCTGTTCGTGGCCATGGTCAACGCCCGCCGCGATCCGCCCGACGCCGCCCAGCGCCACGAGGCGGAACAGGCGGTGCTGATCGACCACCACCGGATCGGGTGATCCGAAAGCAATCATATGGCTCTGATTTACCTACACTTTCGGGAAGATCAGAGCGAATCTGATTGCATGATGACGATGCGACCCAACCAAGGAGGCAGCAACATGACCCGCCCTGCGACCGACAATGCCAAAGCCCTCGATGCCTTCATGACCACCAAATCCCAGATCGACGCGATGCTGGAGCGCCTGAAGGCCCTGAGCGACGACCACTTTGCCACTCATCCCGACGAGATCCACTGGGGGAACGTCGGGACCCTGAACCATTATGCCAGCCTGCTGCGCCGGATCACCGACAGCGCGTTTCGCAAGGGCGAACACGCCGAGTGAGGACACGCCTTCCGGGACACGCCCGCCGCTTGGCGGGCTTGCCCTCGTAGAAGGGCAGCGATTGTCGCGCCCCGACAAGGAGACGACGATGACGCAGATCCAGCTGACTGATACCCAATCCATCATCCTTTCAACCGCCTGCGGACGCGCCGACGGAATGGTGTTTCCCATCACGGCTAAGCTGAAGGGCGGAGCCGTCGGCAATGTGTGCAAGAGCCTCCTGAAACACGCGCTCCTTGAAGAAGTTGCTGCAACCGACCTGAACACGGTCTGGCGGCATGACGAAGATCGCGGCCCGATCACCCTGCGTGCGACGCCGCTGGCCTATTCGACGCTTGGGATCACCGACGACCCAGAACCCGCAAGTTCCGCCCAGATCATGGCCGAAGATATGCGCCACCGCGCTGGCACCAAGCAGGACACCCTGATCACCATGTTGCGCGCACCGGAAGGTGCAACTATCGCCGAGATCGTCGTAGCGACGGGCTGGCTCAGTCACACTGTGAGGGGATCAATGTCCGGGGCGCTGAAGAAAAAGCTTGGCCTGACCATCACCTCGGAAAAGGTCGATGGTCGGGGGCGGTGCTACATGATTGTCGAGGACTGAACAGTAAGGCCAAGACCTAGATCACGCCGCCGTCCTGCTCGACGGCGGCCGCTCAGTACAGCGGTCAAATATAACCGACGCGAAGAGCCCTGAGCAGTTGTTCGCCCAGAGCATGGCGCGATGGAATGGCGTGCTTATGTAGCAACGCACCCGGCCCTCACCGTCCTTGGCACCGGATAGGGCGTTCCCTCTCGCAGTGCGCTCAGGAAAAAGACCTCCGTTTTCGGGGAAAGGCTCCATGCGATCGTATTTTTCGTGTGTCGGTATTGATGTGAGGCATCAAGCAATGGAACCTGAAGAGCCCTCGAATTTGGCAGCTGCAGCTCTGTCGAGCCGTCTGATTTCAATAATCGTCCGGGAAGACAATTGTGTTGGCTACCGCATCACACACTGACGTCATGCGACTGTAATCAGGGGGAAGCTCATCCACAGACGGCTTCGTCGGGTCCGCGAAGGCCATGCACTGCAGGATCACGAGGTTGGTCCCTTGCGGCACCATGTAGCTTCGCATAACCATAGGCAGGGTTACATCGAGCCGCTGCATATTCGCCGTCTGGTCGATCCGGATCGCGCTCCGGTTCTCGATAACGACAGGCTTCGCTTCAAGCAGCTCACCACCACCAACCATGAAAGCGTCCCAGTCGGGGTGGTCGAACGCTTCCTTGATATCCGCGTCGGTAATGGGGGCAGGACCGACGTCCCTGATCGTGAGCGCGATGAAGATCCCGCCGGTGCCATTCTGGTTGGTCCAACTCTGTACAATATGCGGCCGATCGCCATCCTTACCAAGCCAGCTCACCGGAACCTTCATATTGACAGTGGACCCGAGCGACTTGGGTAGGCCCTCCGAGCTGAAGTCGCGGTAGCTGCTCTCGGCGATCTCCGCGCCGGGCTGTTCAGCGTACTTAAGCCAAAGAATACCTTCCAGAACGGGTGAGGCGATCTGCCCCTCGATGCGGGCCTGGACTTCCTGAAGGAAGGCGATACTCTCGTCGCGGGAGTAGGACCGACGCAGCGTGCCATCGAGCTGCGCGACCATCTGGCTCAGCATGTCGTCGCGCTGCTCAGCGTCCGGAATGGCTGCCATAAGAACTGCGTAGGCTCGAGCGGAGGGATCGCTGTAGGCGGCTGAAAAGAGAGCCTTCAGGAGCTCGGTGTCCGGCGCAAGGTCGGGGTGTTGCTGGGCAATCAGATCAAGGACTAGGGTCTGGCCAGAAACGAAGCCGTAGACTGACGAAGCCAGTGCGACGGACTGACGGTTCAGCACTACGACGGAAGGATCAAGAGTGCTTTGTGCGAACGAAGGCCCGCTGAGCATGACAACGGCGGAAAGCAAAAAACCGAAAAATGTCTTCATGGTAAATCCTGCCGGTCAATGAGGGTCACTGGTGCCAAGTCAGACTAACGGGCGAAGCCGAAAGCGAAAAGTTGAATTTTCGCCGATAACAAATGAGCTCATCCCCGAAGTTCGGACAGTGGCGGAAGCTATGATCTGACGTCTGCTGGTCTCCAAGCACGAGGATATCCGATCGAATCAGGCCCGATGCTTGAGAGAGCGACCTATAAGATCTTTCAGGATTTTCCCTGCACTGGTTTAATGTTACCTCGAGGCTACGGCAAAGGCGGGCAATTCCTAAAAACCGAGGTATTTATGACCGAACTCATTCTTGGCATGACGAGTAACTACTTCGTCCGGTTCATTTTCGTTCTTTTCCTTTTCGTAATCGGCCTTGCAGTCTCTTCGGCGATCGACCGCGAGCCTAAATCGATGGGCCGCTTCGTATATGGTCTGATTGTGGTATTCACCACGGCCATCTGGAATGGCGCGCCGGGCCTCTGGGCGGCCGTTTCCGCGACCAACGTCGACACAGCTAGCTGGGTGTACTTTGCAGTTATGTCCGCGGCCGGGCTTTTCCTTGCTTTCGCGTCACGACGCCGCTCGGTCGATGTATACGGAAACGCCGGGAACGCCTACATGGCCGCCATCCCGCTGGTAAACCTTGTCCTGATCTTCAAGGGCCCCGAGAACAAGCGGACAGCAGCGCGTCCGATCTGGGTCTCGCTCATTCGCACCGTCGTGTTCATTGCGCTTGCTGTGGTAGCCATGTTGCCGGGGGTGTTTCTTCAGGTCATCGGTAAAGAGGGAAATATCCAACCCAACATTGCAGACCTCGCTCCTGCTCGAGCAGTCAAGATCACGGCGATGATCAACGACGCGGCGGCACCCGCCTTCATCGACGAGAACACCATTCTGAAGGGCGCAAAAAGCGAAGGCATGACGCTGGTTCTGCAGTATCAGGTGTTTGGCGATGTCTTCGACAACGCTTCGCCCGAGATCTTCCAGTTTGCGATGACTGGTACGCTCACCAATGCAGCATGCGCCGACCCGAACTTCCGCCATCTGATCGAGGTTGGAGGTGCCGTCCGCTTCCAGTACGACATCCTGACGAAGGGTGGGATGGAAAAGGCGGCGGTGACTGTTTCGTCATGCTGAGCTTCGCGCCCCAAAAGGTCATCGCGAAATTTCATGCGGAGCGTCTTTCTCCCGCGCCGCAGGCAATCCACATGGGCTCTCCGTGTCGACAGGTTCGGCCCCCCGTTTGAACTAGCAGAGCGTCCACTTTTCGTGCTTCCAAATGTCAGAGCTAATAGCTTTATCCGTCCGCTTCTCGTCCTCCAAGTTGGTGATGCTGCGACCGCGAAGGGTTTTCGGGCGGATGATGCGAACGAAGCTTTGTCCGCATAACAGGCGGAATCTACCGCATGCGGATCACCTCGAACAACCGCCGCAAGGCGTAGCTGCGGCCTATCGATACGATTGTGAACACTGCGCCCATCTTCAGGTTCTGTGCCAGCGTCGTGTGCAATCCGAAAATCGGGAAGATCAGGATCTGGGTGACAACCGCTACCCCATAGCCCACGACGACATTGGCCACCGCTTCAACCAGCGACATGGCGCGCGATTGCTTCATGCTGGCGCCCCGTTATCCATCGGCCAGCAATTCAGCTGCCAGAGTTCGCAGCGCATGCGCTGCAACCAAGGGAACCACTCCGTTGCCACAAAGGCGAAGCCGGTCCACCCGGTGGGCCAGCCCATCAGCGCCTCGACGAACAGCGGGTTCAAGGTCCGGCGCACATCGGAGGTACCGCTCCCAGCCATCGGCGTCACCAGGACCTGGCGGCCAAGCAGGCCGTTGACCGGCGTGTTCGCCAATGTCGTCGCCCCATCCTTGTGATCGCGCGCCGTCGGGGTCATCCACAGACGGCTGGCGTATGTCAGATCGGCCGTCCGCCGGTTGCCCGCGCTCGGCTTGCACCCATCGTTCGCCATCGGCGTTGGCCAGTCCCGCGCCATGCCGTCCAGACCCTTCTCGTCTTTCCGCTCGCCACCCCGGCTGCGGAAGCTGTCGGTCTGCGGCGTCGGCCACATTACGGCGCTCGTTGCGAGGTTCATCCCATGCTGGCCCGCTGCCTGTGACGGTGTCGGTTTCGTCTGCCGGTTCTCGTTGGCACTGGCGCGGCGCGTCGGCCACAGCCGCATCATTTCCGTCCGGTTCCCGCCACTCGACCGGGTGCCAGAGCAGGCGCGCGGGGTCGGCCAGCTCGTCGCCCTCGCGGATGGCGAGGATGAACAGCCGCTCGCGCTTGTGGGGTGCACCGACTTCCGCCGCCGTAAAGAGGCCTGCCGCAAGGCAGTAGCCCATGCCGACCAGTCCGCTGGCGACTTCGGGGAAGCCGAGGCGGAGATGATGGGCGACATTCTCGAGGAAGACGAAGGGCGGCCCGACCTCGCCGATGATGCGGGCGATATGCGGCCAGAGGTGGCGTGGATCCTCGGTGCCGAGGCGTCGGCCCGCGACCGAAAATGGCTGACAGGGGTACCCGGCTGAGAGGATATCCACCACGCCGCGCCACGGTCGGCCGTCGAAAGTGGCAACGTCGTCCCATACAACCGCCTGATCCAAGGCCGCGTCTTCCATCCGCGCCACGAGAGTGGCTGCGGCGTAGGTTTCCCGTTCGACATAGCCCACAGCACGATATCCGGGGATGGCGATGGTAAGCCCGAGGTCGAGCCCGCCTGCGCCGGAGCAGAGGGACAGGCCGAAGAGGCATGCGTCTTCGGTTCCGGAAGCGCGTCCGGTGGGATGTAAAGCCAGGTCATGCATGTCACGCTGCGGATTTGGGTTTGCGGGCGGGTTCTGGATCGGCGTCTTTGTCGGGTGCATCGGCGGGGGCGTCAGCATTATCGCCCAGCCGCTCGGTCCGCACCTGCCCAAACGTTCGGCCATCTCCCTCGAGGATCGCATCGCGGCCGGTGTCGGCCTGCCAGCGTTCGACGGCGACGTCGATATATGCCGGGCTGATTTCCATCGCGAAGACACGGCGGCCATTGGCCTCGCCCGCCATGATCTGCGAGCCGGAACCACAGAAGGGCTCGTAGCAGAGCCCGCCGCGCGCCACATGCTGGCGCATCGGGATCCCGAACGCATCCAGCGGTTTCGGCGTCGGGTGGTCGGGGCGGTCATCCTTGGCGAAACTGGGCAGCGCCCATGTGGATGCGAGGGTTTCCTCGGCTACTTTCGGTGGGCGATTGCCCCTGATCCAGCCCATGAAGCAGGGCTCGTGTTTCCAGAGGTAATGCGACCGGGTGAGAACACCGCGGTCCTTCACCCAGATGATCTGTTGATGGACGAACGCCCCGACCTTTTCCCAGCATGCCTCCAGCATCGCCTGGCGACGCGAGGCGTGCCAGCAATACCAGGCCGCATCCCCGGTGATCGCCTCGGCAACAGCAGCGGCGATGAAGCCGTCGTAAAGTTCGGCACCTTGGCTGCTGTCGTCCCAGGTGACACCATAGGATTGCGACCAATCCTTGTTGCGGGTCGGATGGTTCGAGCCGTCATAGTCGACGAGGTAAGGTGGATCGGTCGCGAACAGGATCGCGCGCTCGCCGTTCATCAAGCGGCGCACATCGGTGGCGCTGGTGCTGTCACCGCAGAGCAACCGATGGTCGCCGAGGATCCATAGATCGCCGGTGCGCGACGCCGGGTTGCGCGGCGGTTCCGGGATCACGACTGGTGGTACGTTGGCCCCGCCGCCTTCTTCGCCTTCGACTTCCGGCACGTAGGCCAGCAGCTTGTCCAACTCGCCATCGGAAAACCCGACCAGCGACAGGTCGAAATCTTCGGCTAGGAGGTCGTTCAGTTCTGCCGACAGCAGCGCCTCGTCCCATGGCGACTCTGTCAGCCGGTTATCCGCAATGCGATAGGCCCGTCGCTGCGCCTCGGTCAGGTGCCCCAGCACGATCACCGGCGCTTCGGTCAGGCCGAGCTGTGTGGCAGCCAGCACCCGGCCATGGCCCGCGATCAACTCTCCGTCTTCCGCGACCAGGCAGGGCACGGTCCAGCCGAACTCGGCCATGCTGGCGGCGATCTTCGCGACCTGATCCGCGGCGTGCGTTTTGGCGTTGCGGGCATAGGGCTGCAGCCTGGCGAGCGGCCACTGCTCGATGCGCTCCGGGGCGAAGCTGAGGGTCATGCGAATTGTCCTGTTTGATAGGTTGCGGCAGTCGCGGGGGTGGACTCCGTCGCCGGAGTCAAAGCCGGGGTCCACTGGCTTCCAGCTGGACTCCGGAGTCCAGGGTATCCACCCCGGAATCCACCAGCCAAGATGCTGTTATTGCGTGGTTATTTCTGCTTCAGGGGGTGGATTCCACGAGGGGTGGACTCCCAAAAAAATCGCTCTGACGCTAGCGATATGCCGCGCTGCGCCCCCCAGCATACATTTTTCCCCGGAAAGGAACCGGAAAACAATGGCTTAGCGGTTTGGC